TCCTTGACTAATTCGTCAGTTGCATCTCCACCTACTTCTTCGATTGACTCTTCTTCTTTTGACTCTGCTTCGTCAGTTTTGTCGTCTTCGATTGCTACTTCTACGTCTTCGCCTTCGTTTGCTTCTTCTGACTTGGCTTCTTTAGACTCTTCTGAAGATTCAGTTTCTTTTACTGCTTCTTCTTTAGACTCTTCTGAAGTTTCAGACACTTCAGTTTCCTTCATGTCTTTCTTCTTCTCGTCTTTTTTGTCATGCATTGCTTCAGTTGTTGAAGTTTCTGCACTTGTTTCGTCTGCTAATCCTTCGTAGATGTCTCTTGACTTCTCTACTACGATCTCATGAAATAACGCTTCCGCTTTTTCAGTTTCTTCGTTGATTAGCAATTCTAATAATTGTTCAAATTTATTTGACATTGCACGTGCTCCTTAATTGTTTGCAAGGTTTGTTTCCTTATAAGTGTTGATATTTACATTAAAACGCTAAAAACAGCAGGAAATTGAGCAAAAACAGGCTCTTTTTATGATTTTTCGACTTGTAAGTTATATATCTTGACAAATTCATCAATATCTACGTTGTTAAAGTTTTTGTTGAACTCAAGATCATGTGGTTTAAAACTATTTGGTAGGGTCACTCTACTAAACTTAATTTTTGGATAATCCTTCAAAACACGCTTGGTTTGATTCATCCAGTTGCCATAAAATGTTGCTTCGTCTTTGGATCTTTTGTAGTTTCTAGTGTCTTTAAACATATTGTTAAACCCAAATCTCTGATTTTTATTGTCTGTTTCGTGTCCTTTGTAATCGAATCCTAAAATGTAAATGTGTTCAAAACCCTTATCTGCCGCCATTTTAAGGGCAGTTGGCCCTGAACTCCAACCCAAACTAGGTTGAAACCAGTTTATGTGATTTTTAATATTTTGATTTTTATCGTATTGATGATTAAAATTTGACCATACTTGATGATTTTTTGGATAATCAGTTTCACCTATTTCAAAGATCATTTTAGGATCTACTGCTATTAAAAAGTCTGGTGTCTCTGTTCTGAATACAGCGTTGCAGGCAAATACTTTTCCGTGTTTTTGTAAGTCGGAGATTTTTATGCCCTTACGTGATTCACCGTTGCCTAATACAAATGCTGTACCATTCATTACAATGTTAAATTATCGTCAGTGGCTGGTTGTCCATACATCTTTTGGACAAATTTTGCTTCTTCTTGCTGTTCTGCTTCGTGTTGTTCCGAAGCAAGTCGCATCTTGTTGATGTCTTTAAAGGTAAGTCTTGTTTTTCTTGTGTCTTCTTTGTCAAGCACAGATATATCATCTTCAGCATTATAGTTTTTTTGCTGTTCTAGTCCTTGTTCACCTGCTGTAAAGAATTCTTTTAAAATCATGCTACTATTTATTTTATGTTCTTCCTGTACCTGGTGTTGGTGTTGTGCCTGGTACTGGTGGTTGTCCTGGTGTTGCTCCTGGTGATTGTGCTGGCGGAGCCGTTGTGTCAGGTGCCTGAGGGTCTTCTAAATTGTCTAAGTCTCCTGCTATACCGGCCTGTGTTACTCCACCTTGACGTAATTCAGATGATTTAGTTTGTCTTTTTTGTTTTACATCATTTTCTTCTGCCCATTGTGAAGCATTGTCGCTCATTTCTTCTTCAGTTAAACCAAGATATCTTTTTAATGCAAATCTTTTTGACATGTATGGAAGTTCGGCAACTTGCACAAAAGTTTGCACTCTTGCTTGATCCATTTCAGTCTGTCTATATTGTGCAAAGTTTTGTGGTGGATTCATTTTTATTTCAAATAATCCGTTATCAATTGAATATCCTTTGTTTGCTATCCATAATTTAAATTCTTCATCAAACACAGTACCAACATTTCTTTGTAGTCTTTCACAGTATTTGTTGAATCTTAACTCTTGTATGTACGCAGTACCAACTCTACCATCATTGTACTGTTGTTGTGAATCATCTGGACCAGTTGGCAAGTAAGAACTAGGTATTCTTAAACCTCTGAATAATTTGTTTGTAAAGAATTTAAGATCATCGATCTCACCTAAGTTAGTACCACCTGGTAGTGTGTCTACTTTTGAACCACGTCCTTCTGCTGTCTGTGGAAAGAAGTAATCTTCGTTGATTGACATTGGATTGTATGTGGCATCAACGTAGTTTACACCACCTGATGTGCTTGGAATTCTTCTTTGATTAATTTCGTTCTTAACTCTTTCAACAAACTGCATGGCCAAGTGTGTAGGCATGTTACCCACATCAATATAAAACACACGTCTTTCAGGTGCTCTCTGCACTCTGTAAATTATAATTGCGTCTTCTAGTAATTCTTTTTGTTTATAAACTTTGAAAACTTGCTCTAGTACCGATTGTCCAAAAGGAAACATATTGTCTAAACCATCTGACATACTTAAATGTACAACATGCTCAGCATTGATTGAATACTGATTCATTGTTCTATAAAATCTTCCGCCTGCTCCAGGTCCTCCACCGTAGCCTGCGTTTGTCATTGTTGTGCCTTGACCTGCACCTGCATAGTTTTGATTGTATGTGCCACCTGTTGTACCACCGCCACCGTATGTTTGGTTTGGTGTAATCTGTGTTGCACTTAATCTTTGTAAATTAGGATTGATGTCTCTTACAACATACTGCTCTGGCTTTTTGCCCTCTGATTCATTGACTATAATTCTGTCTACTTTTGCAGGATCAATATAAAGTAATTTGTTTGTTTCTGGATCTCTTACGAAAAAACAATCTCCGTATTTGATTACATTTCTAAATGTTCTAAAAATTCTTTTTTGAAACTTGTTGCTTTTTGTCCATTGTTGTAATGCTTTTTTAAGAAGTTTAACTTCTGAATCTGTAACATCACCTTTGAACACAATATCAAAAGGAGTTTCATTTTCCTTGTTCATTTGTGTGCAAAATTCTGCAAGTATGTCTAAGGCCGCATTAACTTCAGAATCAGAATCCATTTGATCATATTGAAAATATCTTTGAATCCTGTTTGGGTGTCCTGTGTAAACATCAGGAAGATATGATGAATAGTTTCTTTTTGCAAACTGAGGATTTCTATCTCCTGCAATGGGCGACATGTTTGCGTCTTTAAAATATTTTTTCCAAGCCATTTGTTATATTATACTAGATCTACCTTCAGATTTGCAAGTTTTCTGTTGGCGTTTCCTGTATTTTGTTCTGTTTTAGCATTTATTTTTACTAGTGTATTTAAATGTTTTTCCATCTTCTCGGAGGCTTCTGAAAACTTCATAAGACTGTTGGCCACCTGGCCAATTTGCATATCTGCCTGTGCTGTTTTGGCATCTACCGAGCCAGAAACTGTTGTATTTCCCTGCATCATTGCAGTTGTTAATGGTACAACATTGCCAGAAGTTGATGGTAAAAACAATTCAGGCCCTCGTTCTCCAACTAGAGCCATGTTGTTTGCAGACAAAGGTCCTCCAAATTGTCTTTCTGGTAAATCAATTGCTCGTGTTAATCCGTATAATCCTCCAAGCACTGCTCCAACTGTGGTTCCTATACCAGGAATTACTGAGCCAAGCATGGCACCCGACAACGCGGCACTGCCCACACCAAGTCCTCGGCCTAATAAAGTTTCAGATGACTCAGCAAGTTCACCACCTGCTAGTACACCAACTGCTCCTAGTCCGCCAACTCCTGCTCTCGCGGCACCTTTGCCTACTTTGCCTGCAATACTCCCAAGTCGATTGTTTAACTGTACGTTTCCTAATTTGACACCAGCGGCCACTATACCAATTTCTTTGGCATAGTTAATTGTGTATTTCAAAGCAAGTGCTGAAGCAACCGCGGCTCCTGTGATCGCGGGACTATCTTGTCCCATTTTTTCAATTGCTGTGCCAAGGCTTTTTAGGCCATCGCCTGTGACTCCTAAAACATTTGCAAAGCCTGGACCAAATGATTGTAAGAAATTTGTTTGTAGTCCTTCGATTTGTGCTTTGAATTGTCTAAATGATTCTTGTGTGACTCCAATTTGAGAAGTTAAACCATCTCCTGCTACCAATTGTTGTCTTGTGATTTCGTCCAATGAAGCAAATCTTCTGTTGAAGCCAATTAAACTGTTACCCACTTCGCCAATTACTGCGTCAGTGGCCAGTACTGCTGGACTTAAATTTTTTCTAAATAAACCTGCACTTTCAGATAGGCCTTGTGCAAACGCTCCTATGTCCATTGTGCCTTCTCTTAACGCCAAGGTGTTTTGTAAAAAGTCACCACCAAGTGCAACTAGTTTTTGTTCAAACTCGCCTAGCGGGAATCCTGTTGCTAAAATATTTTTGGTTGCATCGCCAAGTGCAGGATTTATCGAATCGAGACCTGCAATGAAAGTTTGTAGTCTAACTGCTCTATCATTGTCTAGAGTTTGTAAAAACAATTGGAATTTTGCATCGGCACCTTGTCTACGTACCGCTTCATTCAATTGATCTCTTTGTGTACCAGTAAGTTTTGTTACTGCATCAAGCACCAACGTGTAGTTTGATAAGGCCGCTGTGGTCTGTTCTTGCGATTGAAACTGTGTTCTGCCTTGAACCCTTTGTAGTTCTAAGAAAGTTCCTAAGAAATCCAAATAGTTTTCAGTTGTGATACCAAGTCCTGCAAACTGCGGTATAAGATCCTGTCTTACTCCTCTGGCCAAAGCCGCCACTGCACTAGTTCCTTGATTAACGGAACCAAATAGTCCTGCAAGTATCTGTGTTTCTTGTCCAACAAAATCAGTAAATTCTTGTAAAGGTAAAAGTGCGTCTCTTGCCGTTATTCTTAAGGCAATCAATGACTGTCCAAAGTCAGCACCCACTGAAGCAAGGCTTCTAAAATTTTCTATGTTGAAGTCTAAACTGTCACCTAGGTCTGCAATTGCTTGACCAAATATTGGTAAATTTTCCAATGACCTTGTGTAGAATCCTATTTTTTCAGCGCCAGTGACCCCTGCGTCGCCCAAACTGAAAATTGTGCCTGTAATTTTTTCTGTTGTTTTGTTAAAATCGTTAAGGATCTTTCTTCCTTGGTCTATAGATTTGGTAAACGCTTGTAGGTCCTTCAACTGCTGATCAGTGACTTTTTTCTCAAGTTTGTTTAGTTTTTCGAAGTCTGATATTACTTTGCTGATCTGACTTGAACTTAATTTGTCATTTCTAACAAGCCTTTTAAACTCAGCGATCAGTAGGTTTATGTCTTTATTTTGCTTACCTAGTACTTTTTCCAGGTCTGCTATCAGTTTTTCTTCGTCCATTTTTTTACCAGTTTTATGCGTATATAAATATAGACACGCTTTGTAATATAGTGTATATTTATAGAGTAAAAATATGGTAGAAACTAACCCACTAAACAAATATTATAGACAGCCTGCAATATACATTGCCCTGCCTTCCAAAGGCAAGTACTATTCAGCAGAAGTTTATACAGCCACACAGACAGGTGAGATACCTGTTTTGCCAATGACTGCCAAAGATGAAATGGCTTTCAAAACGCCAGACGCTATGATCAATGGTCAGGCCACGGTGGATGTAATAAAAAGTTGTTGTCCTAATATCTTAGATCCATGGCAGTTAACAAACTATGACCTGGATACTGTTTTGTTAGGGATTAGAATTGCCACTTACGGTGAGACCATGGACATAAACGCCAATGTGCCTGTGGTCAATGAGCAGATAAGTCATACAATAAACTTACCTGCTCTACTTGAAAATGTTAAAAATATTGAAATCAAAGACAATTTTAAAACCAAACAAGGATTCACAGTTTTTATTAATCCTTTAAGTTATAAAAATATTAGTGAAACACAAATTAAAACTTTTGAACAACAAAAAATTGTTGCCACGGTGAATGCATCACAGTTTCCAGAAGAAGAAAAAACTAAAAAATTTGCAGAAGCATACAAAAATTTAACACAATTAAATTTTGAGATGTTGGCAACTTCATTCAGCAAAATTATTACACCAGACGGACAAACTGTAGAAGACAAAATTCAGATACAAGAATTCTTAAACAACGCAGACAGCAAAGTTGTAAATGAAATGCAAGACGAAATGATTAAACTTAGATCACAAGCACAAGTCAAACCAATCACCCTTAAATCCACAGAAGAGCAAGTTAAAAAAGGCGCACCTGTAACGTTTACAGTGCCTTTGACATTTGATAACTCAAATTTTTTCGTATAAGACTTTTGGCACTCTCGGATTCTGAAATATTGAAATATCTAAAAGATATGGATTCTGAGACAAAAAATCTTAAACATGAACTTTTGAAGATTTGTTGGTTCATGCGAGGCGGTGTAACTTACCAAGAATCACTTAATATGAGCGTAGATGAACGTAAAATCGTGGCAAACATTGTCAAGGATAACTTGGAAACTACCAAAAAATCAGGTAGAGATTTCTTCTAATTCATGTATAATAATTAAATATACTAACTTAATGAAGTACACTCGTATTAATATATAATTTCATATGACACAAAAGGATCTCCTTAGGGAGTTAAAAAATACTATAAAAGAACTCACTGATGAAAAAGACGATCTGCTCACAAAGTTAAAGAGCAAAGAAAGTCGAATCAAACAGGTCCTTGTACAACTTGAACAGTCTGTGGACGATGTCAGTCATTGTGGTAAGAAAATACGTGAGCAAGAAGATGAAATTAAACAATTAACAGAAGAAGTTAAGAATTTAAGACAGAAAACTGAACACGAAGAAAAACCAACAGATGACCAAACAGAGATCCAACAAGAAGAACAGCAGGACTAGTCCCCAAGATTACATTACCAACTGGTTAAAAACATTTGTGGAAGTGCCTCATCCAGTATTTGGCAACATGCCACCATGTCCATTTGCTCAAAAGGCCAGACTAGATGGCAAAATACTGTTTAGAGAAATACAAGATGAAGAACCTGACTCCAACTGTTGGACATGGATAGACAGACATGACTTTGACAAGTATGAAGTGCTGTGCATGATACTGCCAGGCACAAGATGGAAACCGGACTATACCAAAAAAATTGCGGCACAGTTGAATTCTGTGTACATGAACAAGGACATTGTGGTGTTGGAAGATCATCCCAAGATCAAAGAAGTGATCAAAGGAGTCAGTCTCAGCAATGGTCGTTACATTTTGTTGCTGGCGCAACGTCTAAGCAAACTCAACAGGTTCAGCAAACAACTGACCAATACCAAGTATTACAAAAATTGGACTAAAAAACATTTGGCGGATGTGGTCAAATGGCGAGATCAGAAATCTTCTTAACACTGCTGTCACGTTCACAGAGCCTTACATATTTTTTCTTGTCGGTGCTCCATGATACACCCGTCCACCATTCAAAACCTCTGTACTGACTTTTGTAGATACTGCCCTTTTCATAGCCACTGCCCAGATAAAACTCACTCATGCCTTTGTTTTTGGCATAAGTGGCTTCCATGTCCACTGTGATCTTGCTGATCGGCACCACATTGGCATGTAGCACACTCTCCATGGCATAACACTGATCCGGTGACAGACGTTTCATTTCTTTTCTGTTGTTGAGGCTCAGCAGTTCTTCCTGATACCAATATCTCTTGATCTTGCTGAATCCCAATATGTTGGTGACATCGTCTTGATAGTAAATGAAAAAACTGTCTCGATCATTGATGCACACAAAGGGATCATAGATGTCCCTGAACTTGGTGCGTTTGATGTATTGATTGTACACGTGCCGCAGTCCTGTCATTTCCACGTTGTCAGTGTCGGGCCTTATTTCCATCATCTCAATCTTCTTGCCCCGATACATCGGTGTGCGTTTCGGCGCACGATAATTTTTAAGAGTCAATCGAGTGCTACGACTCTGATAGAAACACTCCTGCAGTCTACCCTCATGATAGATGGCACGATCCAAAGCCAGCCATCCCTGTTCGATCATTTCTGCTTCTTCGTAACTTTCGGGAATTGCATATGGTCTACACACAACTAGATCCTGTTGTTCCTGTTTGCCATGACTGTGATCCCAAATTAGTATCATTGTAGTAATAGTTAGTGGATTGCAAAGATGTGCTCACGCACATCTGAAACTTCGCTGTGCTCGTTTCGTGTTCTCTGTTGCGTCTGCTGTACCAGATGAGCAGTCACAATTCGGCTATTTCTAGCCGAACTGACTTTGCCCGTGTACCGAGTTCACAGTCACCATGTGTCGCTATACATAAAGTATCGGGC